CGTTTGCTATCAAGCAACTTGACGTCATCAGGAGAGACATCGTTCAGGAGTTTAAGAAGGGTAATACAGAAAAGGCCTCAAGGAATCTACTTGCGTACATGACAATTGTTCCTTTGATGGGAGCAAGCGTAGACGAAGTAAAAGACTTTTTGCTAGGCAGGAAATCCTCTGTAGAAGATATACCAGACAACTATGTTGAAAACCTGTTCAAGATTTTTGGCGCAACAGAATACATTGTTGATCGCTATGGAAAGGCAGGACAGTTCGGCTCCGCTCTTGGGGAAATGTTTACACCAGTATTTCCTGATCTGATTGATGCTGTTGGCACAGACATGGCAAAGATTTACAGGGGAGAATTTGACACCGAGGACTCAAAAACAATAAGGCAAATACCTGGTGTTGGCATCTTCTGGTATAACTATTTTGGCGGAGGCCTAGAAAGAAACTACCAGGAAAGGCTGTTAGGTAATTAATAACGAGGCACAATCCGAACAGTAGATTCGGTGGTATCGGTAGAATCAACCTCACCCTCAATCAGAAGGTCAATGTAGTGTCGTGCTTTTCTCAGGTCATCCACACCACCCTTGGATTTCCATCGAGAAACGTACTTCACTACGTTACCTTCACAATACCCTAGATTATTAGCCACGATATACTCTACTGGCTGGATCTTCATATCTTTATAGTGACTACCGCCCACCTGGATGTCTTTAGCACTCATTGTTAATTCCTTAGTGTACGTCTACTTTTTCTATTTCTTCTATCTCTTTCTGAAGAAAATCACAGAAGTCCTCAAACATATTCTTTTTGGTTATATAGATTTCTGCTTTTCCAGCCATAAACATCAATGTCGCAAAGGCATTCATGTCATTTTGGCTCAAAGATTGTAAGTTGCTCTCCAGCCAGTGATCCAGTTCCTCCGGTGACATGAGAATTACATCTATATTCTTTAAAGGGTTTGCCATAGTCTACCCAACATTCTCCGCAAATGAATTCATAGTTTCTTTTCGAGTTCTTTGATCTGTGCTTTTGCTTCTCTGATCCATTCTTCAACATCACTTCTCGCAAACTTAACAGGTTTCTTGGAATCTATTAACATCTGATCGCAGAAGTCATCCCCGTACATCTCCCTCATGTATTTAGAATACCTCTCCCTGGTCTCTGTTCTAAACTTCATCCCGTATTGATTACACCCTGCACATTGCGGATGGATGTTCTCAACCATAAACTTAGTGGCTAGCTTCCCTCTCTCTATCCAGTGACCGCCCTGCATATCCTTCCAGTGATACCACTTATTACAAGAGACGCATTGGATAAATCCTTCCTTATTTTCATGTACGGCAGCTTTCATCCTGCACAGCTTTTGTATTAACTTGGCCAGTTCATCATAGAGAGCAGAAAGTCTTTTCTTGGGCTTTTTCTTTGCCATCACTTCATTCTCTTAATGATTCTTACCAACTTGTCTATGCCTGTAATATCCTTCTTATCAAACACTTTACTATGCACAAACATAGCAAGAATATTACCTATAGCGCCACCTAAAAACAAACCATTCACAGTGGACCAGGTTATCCCATAGTGAGCCACACCACCTATCACAAACACATCACATATCGAGATAAGGTAGGATATAGGCACAGAGGCTATATAATTCTTACTCACAGCATTCAATGCCTGAATGACTTTAGTAAAGACACTAAAGAAAGCAGGAATAACCAAGGCCCACTCAATCATACCGCATTGACCAATAGTGACTTCTTCTTCTCTTTATCCGTTATGTTCCTTCTCCCTCTACAATACCCGCCACAATTCTTACACTCATAGCCTGAGTAGCTTTGGGTATTGGTATTGATAACCTTCCTAATGGCTTTAAGCTCAGGAGAAGCACACTTGGGACAAACCTTCCTGGTATTCTCAAGGAATATCCCCAAGTTAGGATGCTGCGTGGCCCAGGGTCTTAACGCATAATACACTTCTTCAAGTGTCTCTATGTCTTGTATGTTGTATTCCCGCATCTCCTTCCATGCATCCTCATTGCCCTCAAGGCATTGTCTCCATAGCTCAAATCCAGGGAACTTCTCATGTTTATCTTTGGGCGTAACCCCAACATGCTCAGCAATGTATTCTAGTGTGTTTCTAGGGAGCTTAAACTCATTCTTAGCGATAAGAAGGGTGTCAGCTACTTTGAAGGGAGAGGGGGGATTAATGCCATATTTTAAGGCTCTACCCTTGGCTGTTTTAGTATCAAAGGCCCTACCATTATGGGCTATAACAACGTCAGCCTGATCGAATAGGTCAATTAGCTTCTTAACTAGACTTTTATCGTTCCCCTTGCTTCCCCTGTATTCGTGGTAGATGATCTCATCCTCACCTATCCACTTAGCTGCGAATGAACACATCCATCCATAAGTCTTAACCTGATTGTGGGATATGTTCTGATTATAAAACCCCCAGGTATATACCAGATTTGGCATAGTCTCGATATCATAAACCAGGATCCTCAAAGGCTGGTCTACGACTTCTTCTAAATACTCATCCCACTCCAAGTGACCGAGTAAGTCCTCGCCCTTCTTTTGAATGTCTCTAATTGCCCTAGAGACGCCACCAGGTTCCTTGCCTATGGCTCTGGCAGCCTTATTAACAATGCTGCCATTTTCACCATACGCCAGATATATCTCCCTTTGATTATCAGTTAGATCCAACTGGAGATAGCGACTGTCAAACGGTCTACATTGTTTTTGCTTGCTCATTGCGCTGTTCCTCAATTAAAAGCATGGCTTCATCTAGCATGTCTTTGAGGTTTTCTACTTCGTAAAACAAGCTCTCAACCCTCAACATTAGATCAAGGGCCTTATCTATTTCGTGTTCTTCAATTTCTATATTCACGTCCCGTATCCCAATATCTGAAGTCATCTAGTGCAAGTCTTGTTCTGATATTCCTTGTTTTAGCCTTCATCGTGCTCTTGTCATACCTTGCTCTCAATAACTGAATAGAAAATCCTCTACTCGTTACATCGTAGGTTTTGAGTATTTCTTTGATATCATCTGGCTCTCTATAGATGACATTCTTCATGGACATTTCGTATATGTTTCTATTCTTCACATTGCCCTCCAAATAAGGTGGATCAATCAGCCCCCACAATTCCAGACAAAAAATTCTGACCAATAAGTCATAAGCTTTAAGAATTACTTTATCGCCATCCGAGCTTTTTTTTGATAGCTTCATTCATTGAGGCTTCATATATGATGCTATTTCTCATATACCCGACTACCTTTATTATCAAAGTATTTGTTACTCCCCATCTCAATATCTTTATCGTGCCACCCTGCTAGCCAGAATCCAGTCTTGTATCTGCTGATTAGATTACAAGAATATGTTTCAAATCCCGCCTCTCTGGCCTGTCTGCCAAGATCGTACATCTGATACTCACTCAAAGTCATTCATATACCTCGCGTAGTATTTAATGTACTTCTCATACATCTGTATCTTTAAAGAGACAAGAAGGTTATACATCTCTTTAACTTCTTTGTACTCACAGTTCTCCAGACCCTGGCTTAACTGATCGTTAGCCCTATGAGTTGCCTCTGCTATCTCTCTGCTTAAATCCATTAGACTTTCTCCAAAGGACATACAATCGGGAAGTCAAGATTAACGCAAATCTCAACGCTCTTGTGGAACCTTTCAGATAGCTTCTCGCAATATAACCTTGATGGATTGTACTGATCCTTCACCTGATAAGGACATTCATGGCATGAAGTCAGCTTCTCACCGTTCTCAAGTAATCTCATTGGTTTTGCCTTTGTGATAGTTCCTGATACTCACCCTTAGCCTCAAGGATTAGCCCTCTCTCGGCCCAGAATCTCTGCATCCAGTCCAGAAAGTAAGTCATCTCTCCAGGCGTCCAGTTAGCAGCACTGGTGACCTGTGCAGAAGTCTCTTTAGTCTCAGGGTGTTCATAGAATTTAATGAGAAAGTCCATCTTGTTTTCTTGATAGCACTTAATCTTTAACCACCTGTTCATGCCATCTATTTGAGATTCCTTTAACTCAGACTCCTCTACGTTCTCATTGAAAGCCGTGCACTTTCTAATCCATATCGCTTTAAGAGCTTTTTGAGGAAGTGAGGATAGACTAAACTCCTCAACCTTCATGGAATTATGAGAATAGGCTATGTTCATAACCCTCCCTGAGTTGACCATCTTTTTCAACTCAGAGAAGATTCTGACAAGATCCTCTTGATTAAATGCTACTTCAGTAACTGGCATGCTTCGTCCATATCGTAGCCAAGTTCTTCACAGACCTTCTTAAAGGTAGAACACATCATGTCATCTGCTTTTAGTAACCGACAGTAGTTCCCCTGGTCCATGTTTATTCTTTGGGCAACTTGAGCCTGGGTTAACCCAGACTCAGATTGCAGCTTATGTAATACTTCTCCGAACGTCATTTGTACAGCTTCCCTCAGAACGGTATATCCTCGTCGTAAAAGTCCGCACCCTGTTGTTTTTGTTGCTTTGGTTGTTGCTTTTGCTCAACCGCATCACCAAGAGACAGGGACATAAACTTATCCCCGGCCTTGGACTCTTTAATCCAGGCTGAAAGGTAGTGGTCGTTACCGCCTATATTAATCTTACCCGTGTAATCAGGATGCTTTTCTGACTTCTTCTCAGCACGGAACAAAGCGCCTCTGTTTGTATTATCGTAATCCATAAGATCCTCCAGAATTAAACAGAATTAAACCAAAATTAAATAAATGGAAATTGAATTCTATACTTTGCTGTACTTGTCTACAAGCTCTTTTATCTTGTCACAAGCAATTCTTACTTGATTTTCTAACTTGGCAATAAACTCCTCATCTCTTTCTACTGTGACTATTAAGGATTCCATATCAGGATGGTATGACATGAAGTCCCACCAAAGTCTTTCTGTGATCCACAAACAACCCTGTACTTGTTGGAAGTATTTAGAAGGTAATTTATTACCCTCCAGGTACTCTATATGCACTGAGGGTGAGGGACACTTGATTTCCAAACCTCCCTCCTCCCCCACAAGCCCGTCAGGGGACGCACCAGCCTCAATATCATCATGGAGACAGAACCCTACCTCGTCGACCGACGTACCCGTAATACGCTCATACGCATCCCTAGCGTAGGGTTCTAGCTCTGTTCCCCTCTCCATATGTTCTGTCACTTTCACATAGGTAGGCTCGCCAGTAATCATCTCTGCTGCCAGGGCCTGGATATAGGCATTGGCTTGAGTTGACCTATCACCATTCATCTTAACCAGTTTTGCATAGTTAGATGCAGAGGGCCTACCTAACCTGGCTTCAATCCACTCCTCACTACCCTGCTCACATTCGATTATTCTCATTTCACCACCTTCACTTCATAACCTAATAGATCAGTGATCTCTTGAACAGTGAGTTCTTTAACAGTGAGTTCTTTAACAGGACGGGTAAGTAGCCTGTGTTCTTCTTCAGTAACTGCCTTGTCATTCAACCACCAAGCCCTGTGGCCATTAACATATTCAAAAGCAGGACCATCTTCGCGGTGAAACTTGCCGTTCAAGCGCCACACCTTGTCGCCATTGGAAAAAACCCTAACTGTATAGTCAATATATTCATTCATTCTTCTCGCTCCTGTGTTTGCTTCCATCACAATATAGTTCAATAGTAATTTCTTTCATTAGTCAGTCTCCGGTGGTGGGGGCAGGGGCATCCAGTGGGTACCAAATATA